AGGATAATAATGGCAACTTCAGGAACCACAACATTTGATTTATCTATAGAAGAGATAATACAAGAAGCCTATGAACGATGTGGTATGTCCACTACTAGTGGTCACAGTCTTAGATCAGCTAGAACAAGTTTAAATTTATTATTTGCTGAATGGGCAAACAGAGGAATTCATTTATGGAAAGTATCTTTACATGAAAATCAATTAGTTTCAGGACAAGCAGAATATGCTGTTGATGCAGGAGTAAGTGATGTTTTAGAAGCATTTGTTTCAACAACAGGTGCGGGAGCAAATACAGTTAATACTCAAGATGTAGCTTTATCAAAAATGGATAGGTCAGCATACTCTGCTTTACCTAATAAACTTGCCTTAGGCCAACCATCACAATATTATGTAGATAGACAAGAAATACCAAAAATATATATTTACCAGGCACCAGATTTAAATACTTACACTCATATAAAATATTACGTTATTAAAAGAATTCAAGATGCGGGTGCATACTCTAATGATTCAGATGTAGTATTTAGATTTTTACCATGCATGGTTGCTGGTTTGGCTTATTATTTATCTATGAAAAATGCTCCTACTTTAGTACAGCAGAATAAATTAATTTATGAAGATCAACTTAAAAGAGCATTGGATGAAGATGGCCAAAGAGCATCTACATTTATTACACCTCAATCTTTCTACCCTAATGGAATTTAAGTATGGCTAAATGGGCAACAGGAAAAAGATCACAAGCAATATCGGATAGATCTGGCATGGCTTTTCCCTATAACGAAATGGTAAAAGAGTGGACTGGTGCTTTAGTCCATACTTCAGAATTTGAACCTAAAAGTCCTCAGCTAAGAAGAAGACATTATACTGCAGATGCTATTGCATTACAAAATACTAGACCTCAAAGATTTCAACAACCAGTAGATATATCTAATATAAATCCACAAGCACCTCAAGACGATACAGTAGTAAGTTCAGGTGGTTCGATGGTTGGAATAGCTAATTTATCATTACCAGGTCAATTTGCTTTTCAAACACAATACGTAGAGGTAACTAGAGATGGAGTAACTTCAATTTTACATAGTATGATTCCACAAGATCCTTCTTTACAAAATAGAAGAAGACAAGCAGATTTAACTTTAGGCAACGTAACAGTGAGTATTACATAATGGCAATAACACATTCAAATTTTTTAACTCAAGTAAGAAACTACACTGAAGTAGATAGTAACGTTCTAACGGATGCAATAATTCAAGATTTTATAAAATCTGTTGAATTAGACATTGCAGGTAAAGTTGATTATGATGATTTAAGAAAATACGCAACTTCTAATTTTACAATTGGAAATAGATATGTTTCACTACCTTCTGATGCTTTAATTATACGATCAGTGCAAGTAATAGATAGTTCAAATAATAGATTTTTTTTAGAAAAAAGAGATACTAGTTTTATATCTGAATTTGCTCCAAACGATAGCACAACTGGACAACCTAAATATTTTGCTAATTGGGAAGATAATACACAAACAGGAAATATTATATTAGTTGCTCCTACTCCAGCTGCTGCTAACACTGTTCAAATTAACTATATTAAAGATCCACCAAATTTTACTAGTACAAACACAACTTATGTATCACAACACCAAGAATCTATGTTGCTACATGGAGTTTTATCCGAAGCTTTTAGATTTTTAAAAGGTCCTATGGATATGTACAATCTTTATGAAAAGAAGTATAATGAAGAGATACAAAATTTTGCTTTACAACAAATGGGCAGAAGAAGAAGATCGGAGTATGATGATGGTGTGCCAAGAGTGGTAATACCTTCACCTTCTCCAAACCAAAATTAATTAAGGAGACAAATATTATGGCAATAACAACAAACGCAATTTGCAACACATTTAAAAAAGAACTACTTCGAGGGTTTCACGATTTTGATGCTAACGGCTCAGGTGGGGATACATTCAAATTAGCAATGTACACAAGTTCAGCAACATTAGGTAAATCAACAGCAAACTATTCAACTAACCCAGGGGGTGGAAGTAATACTGAAGTAACTTCATCGGGATATACTGCTGGTGGTGATGCTTTAGTAAATCAAGGTGTTAAAGTTTCATCATCAATAGCTATTACTGATTTTGCAGATTTATCTTTTACGGGTGTAACATTAACAGCTAGAGGAGCTTTAATTTACAACACTCAAACCAATGGTGGTTCAAACACTACCGATGCAGTTTGTGTATTAGATTTTGGTGGAGATAAGACTGCAACATCTGGAACATTTACAATCCAGTTCCCTGCATTCACAACATCTGCTGCAATTTTAAGAATAGCGTAATTTTAAGGAGTAAGAATGGCTTTGGTAGTAAACGACAGAGTAAAAGAAACTTCAACCACAACTGGTACAGGAACCTTAAATCTCTTAGGAGCAGTTTCAGGTTTTGAAACATTTGTTGCGGGTATAGGTAATTCTAATACTACTTATTATGCTATTACAGCCACGAACGGAGATTTTGAAGTTGGACTTGGAACAATTACTGATGCAACTCCAGATACTTTAGCTAGAACTACAGTTATCTCATCATCTAATAGTGACTCTGCAGTAAACTTTTCTGCAGGGACTAAAGATGTATTCTGTACTCTTCCTGCTTCCAAATCAGTGATCCTTGATGCAAGTGGAAACATTGTTGCAAACAATGGATCTAACTTAACAGCATTAAACGCAACTGCCTTAGCAAGTGGATCAGTGGCTTCTGCAAGATTAGCCGATAATTCAGTGACACTAGCCAAGATGGCTTCAGGAACTGATGGAAATATTATTTCATATGATGCTTCAGGAGATCCTGTAGCAGTAGCAACCGGTAATTCGGGACAAGTTTTAACAAGTGCAGGAGCAGGTGCAGTACCATCTTTCCAAACACCCACAGTTGGAGATATCACAGCTGTAACAGCTGGTACGAATTTGTCAGGTGGTGGGTCTTCTGGAGATGTTACAATAAATTTAGCTGACGCTTCTACCTCTGCTAAAGGAGCTGCATCCTTTAGTTCAGATAACTTTGCTGCTAGTTCAGGAGCAATAACAATTAAAGATTTAGGGGTGGCTACAGGAGAAATACAAGATGATGCAATTACATTAGGGAAAATGGCTCCAGGAACTGATGGAAATATTATTTCATATGATGCTTCAGGAGACCCAGTTGCAGTTGCTACTGGAAGTGCTGGACAAGTTTTAACTTCAGCAGGCGCAGGGGCGGTGCCTTCTTTCCAAACACCTACAGTTGGAGATATAACTTCTGTTGTAGCAGGTACAAATTTAACAGGCGGTGGAACATCAGGTGATGTTACAATAAATCTAGCTGATGCTTCTACATCTGCTAAAGGGGCTGCCTCATTTAGCTCAGATAATTTTGCTGCTAGCTCTGGTGCAATAACAATTAAAGATTTAGGAGTAGCCACAGGAGAAATTCAAGATGACGCAATCACATTAGCAAAAATGGCCCCAGGTACAGATGGTAATTTAATTACTTATGACACATCTGGAAACCCAGCAGCAGTTGCTACTGGAAGTGCTGGACAAGTTTTAACTTCAGCAGGTGCTGGAGCAGTACCTACTTTTCAAACTCCAACAGTTGGCGACATAACTTCTGTTGTAGCAGGAACTGGTTTAACTGGTGGTGGGACTACAGGTGATGTAACTTTAAACGTTGCAGCAGGAAACTTAATTGACGTTCAAGCAGATCAAGTAGATGTAGACTTATCAGAACTTACAACATCCACATCAGATGGAGATGGAGATTTTTTTGTTGTAGTTGATTCAGCAAATGCTCAAAAAAAATTAACTAAAGGAAATATTAATAATTCAGGTTTTAACAATGATGCAGGTTATACAACTAATACTGGTGATATTACTTCTGTTGTAGCAGGATCAGGTTTAACTGGAGGAGCAACTAGTGGAGCTGCTACTTTAAATATTGGAGCAGGGACAGGTATAGATGTTGCAGCTGATGCAATTTCTGTAGATGTATCTGATTTTTTAGCTAATGGTTCTAATAACAGAGTTGTTACAGCTACAGGTGCTGATGCAATGAATGGTGAAGCTAACATGACTTTTGATGGATCTACTTTAGTAATAACGGGAGCTATAACAGCAACAGGCGATATAACAGCGTTCCAAACTTCAGACAAAACTCTCAAAGAAAATATTTCTAATATAGAAAATCCTTTAGATAAGATTTCTAAATTAAATGGTGTATACTACAATTGGACTTCTGAAGCTCAAGAAAAACATGATCACTTTGGAAAAGAAAAAGAAGTTGGTGTCATAGCACAAGATGTTGAAGAAGTTTTACCTGAAATTGTTGCAACAAGAGAAGATGGTACAAAAGCAGTTAAATACGATAGAATATGTGCTTTGTTAATAGAAGCAGTAAAAGATTTAAAAAAAGAAATAGAAGAACTTAAATCAGGAGCCTAGACAATGGCTTTTGCTACTACTTCATTTTCGGAAACTTCTTTTGCATCAGATGGATCAAGTGTAATTGCCTATGCACAAGGAAGTAGTCTTACAACTTCATTAGGTAATTCTACAATAGTTGCAAACTCAAATGTTAATGTTACAGGTTCTCAATCTACGATTACAACTTCAGGAATAGATGTTGTAGGAGCTTCTTCAAATGTTAGTGTAACAGGTTCCCAATTAACAAGTTCAATAGGCGAAGAAACTGTAAACATTGGTGTTGATATTACAGGTTTAGAACTATCTATTTCAAATAAAAAATTTACAAAAGATACTTTAAAAACTTTTGCTCAAGCTCCATTTGCAAGCCAAGTCCTTAGTAATGTAGAAGTAGCAATTGTTATAGTTGACGCAACAACAGGTGTTGATGTTACAGGTATTTTATTACAACCTACTTTAGGAACTTTTTCAATTTCTGCTGATGGAAATGTTTCTGTAGTTGTAACAGAACACACACTTAATACATCGATAGGTAGTGAGGGTGTTACCGCTAATACAGATGTAAGTGTTACAGGAACACAGATGGCAACAAGTCTGGGTGGAGAAACAATAGATATTAATACTCCTGTAGATGTTTCAGGTATTCAAATGACTGGATCATTAGGTGACGTAATACCAACTGATTTTGCTGTTGTTTCTGTTACAGGAATTGAGTTACAATCTAGTGTAGGATCTCCCAATATTACAGCATGGGCTGAAATAAATCCAGGTGTAAACAACGTTTGGACTGAAATAAGTTCAGGTGCAAACAACGTTTGGACTGAAGTTGATTTAGCAGCTTAAAAAGGATATAATCAAAATATGGCATCAAGTTTTTCAGAATTAGGTTTAGAGTTAATGGTCACTGGCGAAAATGCTGGTACTTGGGGTGATAAAACTAATTCAAATTTAAATTTAGTACAACAAGCAATTGCAGGATTTCAAGCTGTAACTGTAAATGGCACGGGCACTACAACGCTAGCTATGACCGATGCAACAATATCTAATGCACGAAATGCTATTATAAAATTATCAGGTACTATAACAGGTAATATTAATGTTACAATTCCAGACTCAATTGAAAAAAGTTACATTGTTGAAAATGCAACCTCCGGGTCTCATACAGTAACTTTTAAAACAGTTTCTGGATCAGGTTTTACTTTTAGCGCAACAGAAAAGACTCGAGCGATACTTTACGCTGATGGAACAAATATTATTGAAGTTATTAATAACACAGCTCAATTGCAAGATTTATCTAATCTAGCTGTAACAGATGGAAATTTTATTATAGGAAATGGTTCTAATTTTATTGTAGAATCAGGAGCAACAGCAAGAGCTTCTTTAGCTTTAGATACAGGTAATGATGTTCAATTTGATTCATTTGGAGTTGGTACTGCAGCATCGGGAACAACTGGAGAAATAAGAGCTACTAATGATGTAACAGCTTTTTATTCTTCTGATATCGCACTTAAAGAAAATATTAAAAATATACCAGATCCATTAGAAGCTTTAAAAAAATTAAATGGAGTTTTATTTGATTGGAAAAAATCTTATATTGATCAAAGAGGTGGTGAAGATGGTTATTTTGTTAGAAAAAAAGACGTTGGCGTTATTGCTCAAGAGGTAGAAAAAGTATTACCAGAGGCAGTCGCACAAAGATCTGATGGAGTTAAAGCTGTTAAATATGATAGACTGACTTGTCTATTAATAGAAGCAGTAAAAGTTTTAAGTGATAAACTAGAAAATTTAAGCAACGAAAAAAAATAATGGCTGTTCCTACAACAAACACAAAGCTAACAGGTATTCAAACTGAGTTTGGTGGTTCAAATCCAATAGCTATATCGGAATATTATGCTGGAGGTTCATTCGTTCCGTCAGGATCATCTGCACCTGGAGGACCAATTCCAAGTTCAGGACAAATTTCAATAGGTCAATTTAGAGGGGCTGTTGCTCAAGCATCTTTACATTATTTAGTTGTCGCTGGTGGTGCTGGCGGTGGTGGTTCATTTGGAGGAGGTGGAGGAGCTGGAGGTTTTAGAACCTCTTTTCCAGGTGGAACTACTATTGATGTTTCTCCGGGCACTATTCCAATCACAATAGGTGCTGGTGGAGCAGGAGCTACTTCTACTCCTGCCTTTGGAGCAAATGGTAGTAATTCAGTTTTTAGTTCTATAACATCTACTGGAGGCGGTGGCGGTGCTGCAGCTGACTCAAACGATGGAGGAGCAGGAACTGCAGGCGGATCTGGCGGTGGTGGTGCAACATCTGGTGGCACAACAAGTCCAGGTGGAGCAGGTAATACTCCTCCAGTAAGTCCTCCACAAGGTAATGCAGGTGGACAAGGTACTTCAGATAATGCAACTTATAGAGCTGGTGGTGGAGGTGGAGGAGCTTCTGGCGCTGGTGGAAATGGAGTTGGTAGTCCTGCTTTTCTTGGTGGTTCTGGTGGTGCTGGAACAGCAAATTCAATAAGTGGTTCTTCAGTTACAAGAGCTGGAGGAGGAGGTGGTGGAAGTAATGGCCCTGCACCCGCGCCTGGCGGATCTGGCGGTGGTGGTAATGGTGGTACACCAGGTGGTAATCAAACGGATGGAACTGTTAATACCGGTGGCGGTGGTGGAAGTGCTATTTATGAAGTCAATGCAAAAAATGGTGGTTCAGGTCTTGTAATTATTAGATCATCTGCACCTTTATCAGCATCTCCAGGAACCAATACAATTACAACATCAGGTGGAGACAATATTGCAACCTTTACAGTTTCTGGAGTATTAACAGTTAATTAAAATTATGGCACATTTTGTAGAATTAGAATCGAAAATAGACCCAACAGGATTTACATCAGATACACATTTAGTTGTAAAACGAGTTGTAGTTATTGATAATGAGCACGTAACATCAGATGAACACGCTGATGGTGT